ATCAAAGACAAGGACTACTGGAGAGCCTTGGCTGAAATATCAATAAAGGAGAAACTATGGCAAACCCAAGAACTTTCTCCGTAACTAACTCATTTGTTAATAGATGTTTAAACATCTTTAATACTGCAGGAACAGACGGAGACTCAGAATTAGAACAGTACGCGAGAGCAGAATATAAAGACGATTGGTACTGGGCTTTTAATTTCTACAAAGAAAATCAATACTTCCCTAACGTATTAAGAATACCACAGAAGTAATTTAAAAGAGGAATAGGCTAGGCTTCTTGCCTAGCTTTGTTCTTCAAACTCATAAAAGAAATTAGTATCATCACCCGCTGTATACTTAGATTTATTTTCCACACCATATTCAATAGTTGAAACCTTATAGTCTGGGAACCTCATCTTCTTTGGGGATAAAGACTTATCATAGAATATTACCCGATTGTTAGGCTGAGCGGCGAAATACCCGTTGTCTAATTGTATTATATTAAAGGACTTATGTTGTGTAGGTACTTCAGAATACCCAATATCTGGTATGTTGTAGTCTGGATGACAACTATCTATAGTATATAAATACTCCCCAAAATAAAAATTCCCGTTTGGAGCCTTGTATTTACATTTCCCCGACCCTATACTCACCTTTTGTATAACTGAGATGTGGTAGCTAAAACAATCCCAAAGCTCTAGGTCTTCGAGTTCCATCTCTTCCTTCGTCTCTTTCCAGACAAAAGCCGAGATAGGTAGCTTATCATATAGAGCTCCCGTTTCATAGAGATAGGTCTCGAAATATAATGCGCGACCTTGTATAGATTTAACGGTGATCCAGATTCCTGGTTCATACTCACCGTGCCCCCTCTGAAAGTCATAGAGATACTCTTTCTTAACAAGGACTTCAATAGGTGGAACATTTGCTACAAGAAATGCCACTACTTAAATTGTTCTAGATAATCCATTGTGTATGTGTTAACACAACGGGCATACAAGACAGAGGCTCCGCCTATTTCATCAAGTTCATCTTGCACCCACTTGCCTACTTCTTTGGCTTGCAGTTCGCAATCTAATCTATTAGTGTAAATGGGTTCGCTTATAATCCTAACGCACTGTACATCCGCAGGATTGTCTATTCCCCCCGCTAAACATAACTGAAATAGGATTACAAATTTTAACATACATTAATACGCAAGCGCCCTTATGGCATAAGATAATTTCTCTGCACGGTGCGGGGTCTGTTTTGCCCAACGCGAATCGAGCATCTCATCCGCCGCAAGCTGATAGGTGCTGGTGGATAAGTGTCCAAGAAATTTCTTAAACTTACTTACCCCTCCAACACCTAACTGAAATGTCATCTCTATAAGAACTTCTTTAACAGGTTCTGGATGTTCGTCAAGATTGATATCAAAACTGTCAGCGACCAATTGAGCGCAATCACAGGCATTTTGAAAATCATCTTCAAAGACGGCTTCCAATTGTTCTTTACTATATTCAACACCTTCTTCATAGTTGTCCTCCTTCGTTACCAAGTGACCGTATCCTATGGTTGCGAATCCTAATGAATCCTTATAAACATAAGACCTAAATCCTTCGTGTTCTTTTATTCTCTCCTTAAGTTTTTCAAACATTACTTACCTCCTATACCCCAGTGAATTTCATGTTCATCTTTAGGTTTTTCTTTTTCAAATAGTTTATATATTTTATTAATAATTTTATATGTAAATATTTCTAACTGGTACATTACTTGGTAATCTTCTTAGACTTCTCAAAAGTTCTCAAGCCCGCCATGCCCAAAAGCGCCATGACTAACGGCATGAGTTGTTCCATATCCATACTCGGCAGTGGTTGTGTCTGTACTTCAAACACGGCTAGAAAGAACATGATAAAATTTTTAAGGACAAACTCCCAAAAAATGGATATTGCTGCACTAAACCCAATGAGGGGTCGCCAAGAACGCTGCAATATACCTGAAATATCTGTAGCTGTAGACTGAGCATCAGCTAAATTAATCTCCATTTGTTTACTATTAATTTCATTTTCTAATTCCTGTAATCTTATTTTTATTTTTCCTCTTTCTTCATCGGACACATGAACACTATCAATAACTTTACCAACAGTTTCTACTAAACTACCACCCAATAATTTAGATAACATTATTTTACGCTCCTATATTTCTTTACTTTCTTTTTTATATTCTTTGGCTGTGCCACAAACTGTTTGCCTTGTGCTCTTCCTTTTCTTTTGGCAGCAGTAGTTGCTGCATACTCACCAGATGATAAAGCTTTAATAGCAGACTCGGGTAGATACCTTTCGCCTGTAGCTTTGGGACCTTGAGTAGATGGCTTACCCGATTTGGTTCGCCACTTCTGTCTAGTCCAAGCACGTAAACTTTTTTGAGGTTTCTTTAAAGCGGGCATCTTATTATTTGTGCTCGCAATTGGAACACCCGCAATGACAGTTGGATGAGTTACTGCAGTGGCAAGAGTGCTCACAATTTTTGCAAGTATTTTCCATCCTAGGATTTGTAACCTCCACCTTTTTCTTTATATTGTTTGGCTAGCAACTGGGCTTTTCGTGCTGACCACTGCCCAGGTGCTCCACCTTTACCACCTGCTTTTATTTTATTGAACAAGGCTTTCCTCATACTGGGTTTAGTATAATTCCCTGCCTTGTTGACAGTGGATTTACTTTTTGTTTTTGATTTTATCATAAAGCTTTTTTACAAAACCTCTCATCACAACCTTACCTTGAGGAGATCCTTCCCCTCTTTGTTGGGATAAGATTGCTTTTGTTTTAGCTGTAGCTTTGGCTCTGTCTTTTGCGCCCTTAGTTTGAAACTTCTTTTTGTTTTTATTCTTAGCTTTTAAAGAAGTTGTCTTTGGTAAACTAGCTCTAGTGATTGGCATTATTTATATTTATCTTCTAAATCTTTTCTTCTGGCTATTTTAATCTGTTTTCTTTTAACAGGATTTTTAACTGTGACTTTATCACGAACATCTTCATAAGTTTTCTTTACAGTATCAATCGCTTTCATAGCCTTTTTAACGTATGGTCTAGCAACTTCTATGCCTGGATACCTTACATTTTTTTGATACTTTTTAACTCCCTTACCGAGAGGTTCTTTTCTTACTCTTTGATTTTTCATGGTATATCCTTACTGGGGTGATTGAGAATCGGATGGTGTCTCAGACTGTGGGGCTTCCACTTTAACCGCATCGCCACCAATTTTAACAACGGGTGCTGTTATCTTTATTTCCTCTGTGAGTTTCATTAGAAGATTATACCACATCATTATTTGCTTGACAAGGGTTAAAAAACGTGGTATTATTCGCGCACTACAGGAGATAATTATGGCAAAAACTACAGCAAAAAGTATCCTTATTGATGCCCTTAATTCGGTCATCCGAAACAAAGGAAACAAAGCGGCGGCTTCTAGAGAACTAGGAATCCCGCGGACTACTCTTATCGAGAGAATTGAACAAGCACAACTGCAGGGTGTTAAACCCACCACCGTGCCCCCCGATGCTGAGGCGGCGCTGATTGAACAGCAGTATGCACACGACGCGGAAATCCGTGATCTAAAAAGACAGGTAGATGTACTCGCTAAAGAGAATCTATCCCATCAAAAACTAAAGAACAGTTTAATTAAAGCTGAGAATCATATAGTCAAACCACCTAAGTGGTTGACAAAGAACACGCCTGCCAAGGGGGCACCTGGTGTGCCTACGATATTCCTATCGGACTTTCACTGGGGTGAGGTCGTCTATAAAGAAGCGGTCAACGGGATTAATGAATATGATAGAACTATTGCATTAAGAAGATTCAAGAATGTTATTGATACTACCATAGACTTGTGCACTAACCATATGGTTAATCCTAAATATCCTGGGATTATCTGTGCGTTAGGCGGCGATATGATTTCGGGTGATATCCATGATGAGCTAGCTGAGAGCAATGATGGCTCTAATATTGAGCATGTCTTAGACTTGTTGGATAATCTTACATGGGCACTAGGTAAATTCGCAGATGTGTTTGGTAAAGTATTTGTACCTTGTACATTTGGTAACCACTCTCGTACCTATAAACAATATCGCCACAAGCAAGCCGCGAAAACCAACTACGATTGGATGCTATACAATCTATTGGCTAGACATTTTAAAAATGACAAGCGTATCCAGTTTCAAATACCCACAGGTTTTGATACAGTATACAAAGTTTATGGTGTTAATTACTTACTGACCCATGGTGATCGCCTCGGAGTGGCGGGGGGCACGGGAATTGTGGGAATGCTTGGACCGATTGCACGTGGTGTTCAGAAGATTAAACAAGAATACCACAACCAAAACAAAACAATTGATTATGTAATTATGGGTCACTACCATCAATACATATCTTTAAAAGGTTGTATCGTTAATGGCTCTACAAAGGGTTATGATGAGTACGCTTATTCAAATAGATTCACATCTGAGAGACCACAACAAGCTTTGTGGTTTACTCACCCAGAATATGGTGTGACTTTCCAAGTACCTGTAGTGGTTGATGAGCCGATTAAAAAGAAATCTAAAGATTGGGTTTCTTGGTCGGCTTAATAGGTGGGCGGTTACTACTCTAATCCTAGTAACTGCCTATCATATAAATTCTTAACCATTTGCAAGGCTTGTGTAGAACTTAAACGGTATAGAGGACTGATATCTTTCATAGCCTCTTGTAGTAATCTGTATAAATCTGGGTTGATTTGGTAGATAGCTTCTTGATTACCATTAAACTTATACAAGTCTTGCATAATCTCTGCTAAATCTTCTTGCGCTTGTATCTGATTCTTAGCGTCATTCTCTTGGTTTGCTACCAACATTTTTCTAAACGCTTCTTTAATTCTGTTATTAAATCTCTGACGTACCATGGAAGTGGCTCCGCCCGTTAATCTTTCTAATCTTAAAGCTTCTCTTTCTTTTGATATTTTTGTTGGTGTAAATCCAACTGACTGGTACAGGGCATCTAAAGCATTTAAATCATCTGTCATTAATGTACCATAATTAGAATAAGCTTTACCCGATACACCATAATTAAATCCTTTAACAAAGTTCTTTACAAATGTAGGAGTAACCGCACTTAATACATCCATTAAATCTGCAGTGCCTGCTTGATATTGCGTTAGTAAATTTCTAGCATTTTGGAATAAGATAGCGCCAGGTGCTCCTAAAAATTCTTCAGCTCTTGCGCCAGTATTTATTCCCATCATTCCTATTAGCGCGCGAATCTGTCCAGATCCTGGGATATTACCAAGAGATAATCTTCTTTGCACATCTACATTCATATAAGCATTAATCAAACCATTCTCTAAAGCTTCGATAGATTTAGCGCCAAAACCAAATTCATCCATCATTGTTCTAAACTCTTGTCTTGTATCTCTGTCAAGACCTGTAATCATTTTACGCATTGTATCATATAACCATGCGGCATCATCTGCCCCAGGTAATCCCGCTAAACCACCCGTTGCTAAAATCATTAACATCATTCTAGCGAAAATCTTTTGACCTGTAAGTCTTTTGTTTCTAGGTCCACTAGTTAACATACGATACATTAAACTAAACATCTGACTGATATATGTTTGGAATAAGAATATAGTAGAACCAAAACCGCGCATAATCTGTGGTCTGTTTTCTTTACCATATACGCCAAATGTTTCTTCGATAATTTGTTGTGCTAAAATTCTAGGTGTTACGATTCCATCATTAGCATTTACATTATAGTTATACTGAGCATCACTAGAATAAAATTCGTCTGCTTTTTTTCTAAAGTCTGACCTTTGCGCTAATCTATGTGTAGCGATATAAGCAACCAAACGTGATGTAGTTTCCATTGTGTTAAACATACCACCAATGACAGTATTCTCAAAAGTTCTAAAGCCGTTTCTAAATCTACTTCTTTCTCTCATGACAGCAGAACCTGTAGGCATACCTGCTTCTCTTAATGCTTGACCTTGTTTAATCAAACCATTATTAATATCTTTTATAGCATCATCTCTAACATCTGCAGGCAGTTTGGTAAAATCTAAAAATACATCTTGGTATTTTTGACCACCAAATGTTAACATCTTTCTTACATCATTAAATGCTCTTCCTAATTCTTTTATAGCTAGTGGTGTATTTGCAAACTGAGATAAGATAGGTCCAGTAAACTGTATGTTACTCATAACTTGAAGTAATGCAGAAGATACATTACCACCTAGATACCACCAGAAACCTAATCTTCTAATCTGTGCAAACTCTTGCTTAGGATCATTGACATAGTCATACCATTTAACTGCGGCTTCTCTTAAGTTTTCATCTCTATTTATTTCTGGGTCTTTAACAGCTTTATAAGCTCTGTTGATAGAGGAACTATATCTATTACGCGCCGCAAATTCACTAGAGGTAGAACCATATTGACTGATAGCTCTGACAAAATCTGTACTAAATCCTGGCACACCTGCTTGTTCTTTTCTTGGTCGTAAGAATAAACTATAACCTTTTATATCAGCACCGTATTCACGGTTAACCATTCTATCTAATTCTTTTCTCATCTCAACATAAGCATTGGCGCTAACATCTGACAGATGTTGAGCAACACTATCTAGTGCCGCAAAGTCCGCTCCTAGTTCTTTTCTAAATGTACTGATACTTACTTTATTTGTGTCTGAGATAATAGCATCTGGATATTTTCTATTTAATTCTGCTCTAACCTCTGGCTCTTCATTTAGTATTTTATTGTAAAATTTACCTTTATTAAATTGTCTGTAATCTAAAAGGTTTCCATCTGCATCTTTAACAGTAATGTAGTAATCACCATATCTTTGTAATGGAATATAATCATTCTGTTTAAATTTTTCATAAGTATTTAATTCATTTAATACAGATTGTAAACCACTATCTACTACAATATTTTTATCTTCATTAGTTGATTTTCTGTTGACAATAGAAGTTACTTTAGCAAAATTGGCAGGATCAAATGCTCCGTCTGGTTGCAATAATGTAGCAGGATTGGATAATTCAGATATTAAAAACCTTAATTCAGCTACTCCCAAGTTTTCATATTGCTCTGGAGTTAAAGAAAAGATAGGGTTATCTGCTAAGTCTGGTCTTTTATCTTTTAAAAATTCTATTGCTTCTGTTATTAATGAACTTACATTCTCATTAGCTAACATACCTTTAACAATCTCTTGGT